ACAAATATGACAGATCAAACGACTGTCATCAACAGGATCTCACTAGGAGTTGTAGATGCGGTCACAGCAGATGATGCCACAACTATTACTCTCACACAGCCACTTCTTAATTCTGATATCAATCCGGGCGTACCTCAAATACTGGATATTAGACATTACACTTTCACTCCTGACAGCTATCTGTGGATAGAAAACAACTCTGGTCCCCACTGGAGGGCTCCTTTGACTTCAGACGCCTGGGATCCGGCATTCCCAAACCAGATAAACATTACGGTTCAAATGGAGAACCAGGATGGCGACTTCCCTGGCACCTTCGACTGGCCAAACCTGGCTAACAGTAATGTATACATTCGCCGTCTGGTGGATAACCGCACTCTGAGTCAGAGAAGATACAGTATCAATGTAACAAACACGGATAGCAACACCCGCTCTCCAATGCGCGACTACGTTGTGCAAACCACCCTGGGTTCCGGGGGTGGAATTGTGGGGCTGCTCCCTGAAGAGGATATGGTTCTAGTTAACAAGGCTGGCCCCATTCCTATTGGTACGGATCCGGTTGTGAGAAAGTCTCAGATTATTTTGGAGAGAGCAAACCCGGTTAACACTTGGACGCCCGGATACTACTACCGCTCCGGTGAAACTGTTCGAAGGCAAAACAAGCACTTCACCTGCGTTGTAGAAAACTCTGATGTTGCCTTTGATGAAAGTAAGTGGAGTCAGTCATACGTTCACATGGCATCCGACTACAACGCCTATGACTTTTTCCTAAATACAAGTCCCGTAATCTTCTTCAATAATGACACGGATGGTGATCAAGAAACGTTAACTTGTGGATACAACCTTACAACTTGTTGGACTCTTGACCCTGCTATAGAAGCTCAATACACCACTGCCACTGACTACAGGGGGGTGTTCCAATTCTTGGTTGGTATAGGTTTTTCAGAGGCGGAAGTTGCAGAAATTCTAGTCCCCGTCCCTACCGCAGATAGAGAGCTAAACCCTGCGGTATCAGGGGATATGCAGTCGTATGTTCCAGATGGAGCAGCAAATGCACTTGGGAACTGGCCGATTGAGTTTAGAAGACCTTCAGTTCTTCGTATGTTTGGTCATGCTTGGGAGTGGGCAGGATTCTTAAACTATACAAAGGCACTACCCCAGTACCAAGGCGATCTCTCTCCCCAAAACCAGTTCACTTACTACTTTACCAACCAACTTGGGGGCAGAGTTTATGCAACCGGCTTCAACCAAGAGGGTTACTTTGTGACAGCCGCAGGACTCACAGACTTAAGCACCGGAGCCACTATTGGAATCACAGACATTGGAAATCCCTTCGCGGGAGTTGATATACCAACCTTCTTCCCTGAACTTACAGTCAATAACCTGACGGTTAACAACTCCGTGTCAGGATCCCCCGACTCCTTCTCATCCGGGTGGTTAGCAAGTCAAAGCAGAACTGGAGTTACAAGGTATGCAACCAACACTGAAGTAGACGCAGGTACTGCCACTGACCTCGCGATTTCCCCCGCTACTTTGATCTATGCAGCATCTACCGGTCTCATCGGTTTGGAGCCTGGTCTCCTGGTCACTGTGGCATTTAACAGTGCCCCCAGCGGTAGATACCTCTATTGTAATGGGGCTGCAGTTTCAAGAACTGCGTATGCCAACCTTTACGCTAAAATAGAAACAACCTACGGCAGCGGCAATGGTTCAACCACTTTTAATCTCCCTGATGGCAGAGGTTTGTTCATTCGGGGTTGGGATGATGGTAGGGGAATTGACACTGCCCGTGTGTTCGGCAGCACACAGGGAGATGCATTCGAGGCTCACTACCACTCTATCTATAATAGCGACACTTCTACCTTCCCTTACACACCTAATTATATTTCTACGCTATTGGGTACTGCCACGGGATCTTTTGGTCAAATAGACACTTCGACAACGGGTGGTGCAACTGAAACACGACCTTGGAACTCCGCCATGAAGTTCTACATCTCTTACTAAACAATGTTAGTTTACAACTACCACCCTACCTACAAACATTATGTTGGCGAGGAGGAAGCCCCACCCTCCCCCGAAGAACCGGGGGAATGGCTCATACCCGCTCACTCAACAACGGAAAAACCACCTAACACTAAAAAAGGTGAGCTAGCCGTCTGGAAAGAGACAAGATGGGAGATTAAGGAATTAATCCCTCGCGGGGTAGAGAAAGTGTGCCCCCTTCTGCGCCAACCCTGTATAAAAGACCTATGTGAATGGTTTATTCCCTTAACTCCTACCAAAGTACCCGAAAACGGTGGAGGTGAAGGTAAGTGCTCGATCCTCTTATTAACAGCCCTAAGCAGCAGTCCACCCCAATCCAACTAAAATGGCCCTAATCACAATTGACCCCCCTAAAAGTACAGTAAACTTCGGAAACGGTGAATGCGTTGAGAAGGTTGACATGTCTACTGTAGACCCTGCTATTCAGCTCATACTGTTTAATGAAGAGTCTAAAGTCGGATTCGTTCAATATTTCTCTGACTCTGCAGAGCATCCGACCAGACCGCCAGAGGGCATAACCAACCTTAAACCCTGGCAATCTCAGCTAAATGACGCTAATAAGATCCTTTTCTGTAAACAGAACCCTAAAACTTTCTATAGCACTGTTACACCAGTTGGTTCTCCAATTGTTGTCACGGCCAAGGGTTGGCCTCAGCCTGATAATTCAACAGAAGTGGCCCCTTCTGCTCAACCTTCACCGAATACGTCTCTTTATTGGGACGGCACCGGGTTTGTTTGGTCGGTTTTTCCGATTAATCTCAACCTCGCTGACTCTCAAAATTACGTCATTCGTTTAGTCAATGATAAAGCATACACACTGTTACAACCGTCCGACTGGTATGTAGTGCGTCAGTCTGAAACTGGTAAGGCAATCCCCGAAGAGTGGTATGAATGGAGATCATCCGTGAGGGATGCCGCAAAGGCAAAAAGAACCATGATCTCTGAAAAAGAAGACTTGTCTTCCCTAGAAGCATACTGCGAAAGCTCCGATTTCCAGACCTGGCCAACTGAACCCAACTGAAAGAAATGACTGTTACTCCAATTCAAATCCTTAGAAATAACGGTCTCGGCAATAGACCCGACCCTACAACCCTTTTGCCTGGGCAACCTGCTGTCAACACTAACGTCGAGCAGCCTGGCTTGTTTTTCGCGGACTCCACCAACACTCAACTCATAAAGATTGGGCCTGCCGCAGTGGGTGAAAATCCACCAACCCTGGAACCTAGCTTGGGTGAGTCTTGGGTTCAACCAGACGGTGCTGATCCCGGAATCCCCGTGCTCTGGTTGTTCGATGGGGAAGACTGGAGGGGTGTACCCTTAACCGAAACTTATGTTGCCCCCGGCCCCTAAAAGTCCAACGACAAATCTTCAGGGTCCTGCTTTGAGAATGAGCCAATTAGGGTAGGGGGTGTGCAATAGGCCCCACATCCTTTACTTCGGTTGGCACTAGCTAGTACTAAAGCATACTTAGCAGCGCCCCTATGGAACTCTTGCCAATCTTTCCATAGTTGCGAATCCTTAAACTTTTTAGCTGTTGGGTGCCCCACTAATGGCACATCGGCATAAACCAAACCCCTAGAGGCCATGAAAGAGTCAGCAATTTCAGAGAAACTCAGCAGAATGTGATCAACGTCCGTCTTGACCCCGTTCCTAATGGTTTTCCCAGTTATCATGCAGGTAATTGGCAGTGAGATAGATGACCTATACGCCTTTAGCTGATCATTGACCGCTAGCCTCATTGATGCTCTAACGGCATTATAATGTTTTTCTTCTGGAGATGGGGCGGTGCCAATCTTCTTAGGTGGGTATAACATGTCAATCAGCTTCTGTTTGCCGACTGGCTGTTTGGTTGCCCCTCTTTCTAGGGAAATCATCTTGACTTTTCTGCCGCTGGCAATGTCGATGCTGCGGATGTAAACTTCTACATCGGTCTCATTTGAGAGCTTCATCCACTGTTCAGTCAGTCGGCATGAGCGGAGAACAAAATCCTTCGGAACCCCGATCAAGCGGCTATTGGCCCTATGATTATCGATAATTCGGGCTATCTTATCGGAATACTCACCCTTATTGAGACCAAAAGTGGTTTTACCTATTGTCATGGTTTCCTGGTTTGCTAATAATACTTTTACCCTTTAGTTACATGTGCTATAATGACTGTAGTGAGTGGCACTATGACAAACTCCGTAATCCGACAAAGAACCGACCTTGAATTTATAGATGGAACCACCGTGGAATGCTCTGGCAGAGTTAAAGAATTCAAATGCCATGAAAAGAGAAAAGACCTTGATTCAATTTTACTTGTAAACCTCATTGTCACCCCGGTGCCATTTGGGGAATCTATAGCTATTGACCACATGTGGATACTTAAAAAGCAATTGCAGCAAATAGGTAAGTTACCTAACCAAAACGAGCGAATAAGATTTATCGGGTTGGTCTACCCTTACAGAAGAATGGGGGGTAAATCAATTGATAGGGGCCTATACGGGTCAACTGATTACGGAATCCTACCTAAGATTGCATTATGAGAATTGAAATTAAAAACGGCTTCTCCAACGGCAAAGAATACTATGAGTTTGACTTATGGGATGGTCCCGAGGAAATAGAGCACGTAAGAGGTTTCTCTACGGACCTGATCAATGTTTTCACTAAGGTTTTAGAGTGGAGAGAGCGAATCGGAAGAGAGTACGAAGGGGGGCATTGACTTTCTGGGGCAACTTGCTACAATGGGAATGAGTAAACCTCAAAAATGAAACCATCCGAAGAAAAACTAGCAGAGTTTAAGAAAAACTCAGAAAATTGGGCCAAAGAACGTCTAGGTGATAGAAGAACCTTGATTCTTGACGTTGAAACTACCGGCATCCTCAGCAAGGACCCAGATACCGAAGTCGTGCAAATCTCCGTCATTAATATGCAGGGCCGTCCGGTTTTTTCCATGCTTGTAAAGCCAAGTAAACCGCTATCACAAGAGCTAATCGACATCCATGGAATCACCAATGAAATGGTTATGGATGCCCCGATTTTTCCGCAAATCGCCAAAATGCTGTCATTCATCCTCGATGGAAGGCACCTTATTGCTTACAATGCAGATTTTGACTTGAAGCTTCTATGGCATCTTTACAAAAAGTACAACCTCGAACCCCCTAAGACTTCGGGAGTATCCTGTGCCATGGATAGATATTCGGAGTGGTGCGGAGAGTGGAGTGATAAGAAAGATGGATTTAAATGGCAAAGATTGCCAAACCTCTCGGCACTTCCGGCGCACGATGCTATGTCTGATTGCCTTTCTACTTTGAAGGTACTAGAGTTAATGTCAGGGTTATACAACCCGGCTGAAGCCAGTGCAGATGAAATTGATCTGAATTTTTGAAAATGAGTAGACCAATAAAATCAAGTGACTTACTGTTGCTGGATCCTAGATTAGAAGTAGTTAAGTTGGATAGCTATCAACTAACTGAAACTGTCATTTGGCAAGCAGGTAAGGGGGATTACTCAGAAATTCCCATACACCACATTAAGCCACCATCTCCCCAAGAGTGTGGTGAATGGATTGTAAAGGAGCTTTTGGCCAATGAAAGGGGGCACTGGGGGCCACTTGAGCACCCTCAGATTACTTTTTCTGTTGCTGGATTTGTCCATAGTGTAATGGTCCAGAGTAGAACTCACCGTATTGGGACTTCTTGGGATGTTCAATCTCAGCGATACACCGGCAAAAGAGTGGTTAAGGTGGCGGATGGCTTATTGGATGCAGAAGATGTTTTCTATGTCCGCCCTGCAGGGTTTTACACAAACCGCCAAGGTAAGAAGTATGAGTGGACGCAAGAACACCGGGAGAGAAAGCTGAAGAGAATCGTAGACGAATGTTCGGAATATGCCGACTACTATAGATCAGGAAAGTGCGAAGAACATATAAGGGATTATCTGCCACAAGCCATCCGGCAAAACTTTGTAGTCTCATTCAATCTTCGCTCTATTTTGCATTTCATTGACCTAAGGGCAAAACTTGATGCCCAAATAGAAGTTCAAGCCCTTTGCGATGCCTTTGAGCCCCACATGGAACAATGGGCCCCAAATGTCTGGAATTATTACAAGGAGAAGCGCCTCCATAAAGCGAGACTCAGCCCTTAATTTCTCCTGGAGTTAAATATCACTAATCAAAAATGAACAATCAAATCGTAAAAGGGTTCTGGAAAATCGCCGAAGATTACCCCACGACAGACAAAGACTATCTCGTAGCGTTCCCCGCCAATGATGGAACTTTCTCCATAGTAGATTGCGATGTGTGGGAATTCCGATCCGGAGAGTGGCTAAGCCTTCCAGACTCTAGATTCCAAGAGCAGGAAGTCGGACTTCCAACATACTACATTGACCTACCCATGCCAAGATGACAAACAGGCCCAAACTCGAAAAAACTATCGTCTTAAAGACTTCTCCTAGCCCTTTGCTAGTCATTGACTTCAACGTAATGTGCTTTGCTGTTCTAGGGTGGTATGAATCAAAAATTGAAGGGTTCTTCAGTAAAGAAGTCGAAAAGAAACTGGTTCGCGGAGCTTGGGCACTTTTTGTAAATCGTGGCCCCCAATTCATGAAGAGACACCCTTACCGTATTGTATTTGCTGCGGATTATCGCAATCCAGAAACAAACAACTACTGGAGGGATGATTTCATGAAAGAATCCAAAGTAGTTCAACAAGCTTGGGTCGATTATGCGGCTGCTGGAGGGGTAGATGTCAAGGAACTTGCTACTCACTATAAGGGGACACGAAGTGAAAAATCAGAAGCTTTCTGGTTTGTTTATAATGAGGGCAGGAATTACTGTCAAATGTATTTCCCGTGGTTTTGGCGCCTTGGTTATGAGGCCGATGACATAGCAGGCAGTATCTGTAGGGCATCCCACAAGGGGAAACCTGACGAGGTTGTCCATAAACGCCAAATCCTCCTTCACACCGTAGATAGGGACTGGACTCAATTATGCGATGATGAGAATCAGATCTACTTTTCAAACACACGGGTATGCCGCCCCAATGAGAAAATCCAGGAGCAACTTAATGGGGAGATTGGCGTAGCTGAATGGGCTAAACATAAGATGAAGGTTGATATTGGGCATCCTAGTGAACTGGCAAAACACAAAGCTGCCGCTGGTGACATGTGTGATAATGCCGTTAAAGGTAGCCCTATCGAGTTGTTTGACTTGTGTGAACCAAACCCTAAATGGAACATCGATAAGTTGTTATGGGGTGAAACCTTCTATTCTGAAGTTAATAACCCTGAGCACAATACTCGGAACGATCATTACGACCAAGCGGTAAAGGCATTTGCCAAAATTTGTCTGGAGATTCCAGTTTCTACATGATGGGCCCGGTATTTGATATTGGGCATTTGACTCTTGGTATTTTATTCTGGTAACTATAGGTAGGGCAACGGGGTAAAACTCTATTAGATAAACATCAATGAATGAACCCTGATTCAGCATACCTCGCAAAAGCTCTCCCTATGGCTCGTCTTCTTTACGAAGCAAGTCATGGGGATTTTGAGTGCGTACCTGAAAATTACTCTGAGCATTTCAGCCATTGCTTTCAGGATGGGGATGTATCGTTGCTGTCGGCTTTTTCTAAGTTTTCCACGGATGGCGAGTTAGAAAATTGGGAACTAGACGAAGCCATCGAATTGCTAAGTAAGGTGGAGCCTGATTTTTGGCCCGACCCTGAATCAATAGAGCACCTTGACTTGGGTGGTATTTTTTCTAATGGCGGTGGAGAAACATTAGACTTTGTTGAAGATAATTTGAGTTCGTCTGAAAGAGTACAGAAGGTTTTGTCAGCAGTGATTTATAGTGTGTTTGGTGAGAAGGTGGATACGATAAGGGATAGGTCCGGGAATTTTCCGTCCCCAAAAAATAATTTCCTTCAAGATGAGGATGGGACCTTTTCCGGCACCTTTAAGTATGACAACTACAAGTTTCTATTTGAGATTTTGCCCACTGAGCAGGGGTGGGTGTGTACTTACAGAATGGACGAGAAGTCGTTGGATTCCCTGGAAAAGAACACCGACATCAAAAATACGAAGAAGTCACCTCAACACCGTAAAGTGCGCCATAGGGGGTGGTCCTGATGGCTAATTTTTCTGGTGGGGTGATCCCTACAATCCCTATTACGACTAATGGGGCAATTAATAGCCTGGGAAATAACATAGTTCAAACTTTGGGTGGGACCGGTATTAACATTGCTTTGAATTTGGCAACTGATCCTCTACCTGCCCTGAAGAAGATTTTGGGTATAAATGCTACAGCATATGATAACATATTACCATCGATTGGAAGGAGTGCGCTTTCTGGAGCAGAGCAACTTTTCAATCAATTTTTATCGGATAACCTAACCCCTTCTGGGGCGGGGGGAGTTCTAGGGAACATTGGGATAAATTTAGCTCAGACTGCAGCTAGTAACGTATTTCAGAATTTGTTAGGAGATGTAACTGCGGGGGCAATAGGTAGCGGGAAACCCAGTAGGTGGTTTCCGGGTGCAGCCAATGAGCCCGTAGCTAATTATGGATTGACAACTTTTACAAAAGGATTAAATGGACCTGATGTGACTTTTTCCATTATACCTGCTTTTTCCGGAGCTGCTAGAGAGGCTGCTTCATGGCTAGTTAACCCAAAATCAAAAGCAAGTTTGGACGTAAGGGAGACCTTCGCTGAAACGTCAGGAGGTTATATAGCGGCATCAAATTTTGACACGGCTGCCGCTTTCTCCAAGGAGATGGATCTTGCCTTGTCTCTGCCCGATCTTAAAGGTAAGTTTCCCCTAGTGGGAAGTGAGGAATTTTTTAAGTACTTATCCGGTTCTGAGGGGATACCTTTGGAGGATCTTTTTGTAAATTCTGACCTTAGTGTGTCCCTTGCTGAATCACTCTCAGGTAGTTGGAACTTTATTTGTGCCCCGGAAAGTATCTCATGGAACAGCGAGGCCCAGGTTGAACGTGTCCCCATGTTTGGTACTAACCAGCCACCTGTCATCTCAGGGTCAAAAAGCATGAGGGACCTTACACTGTCAGATGCCCTCGTGGAGGGTTTCTCTAGGGGTAGGTCAGTTGAGGATAAAATTGCTAAATTAGAAAATTTAATGAATTTCACTCTAGATACCAAAAACAAATACATCAAAGTCCCAGTCTATTACGTCCAAGCAAACAATAAGCTGTATGGAAATGGGTTGAATGGTGGTGATGGTGGGTACTTTGTTATTAAGAGTGTTAATGTAAAGGAATTGATGAGGGACTTGTCGGGTAGTACGACGAGGGCTACGGTTGATGTTTCATTTGTTCAGGTACCGCCTTACCAGGTTACTAGTGGTAGGGACCTTGCTAATGTTGCGTTGCTTGGTAGAACATCTATTCTACCTGCTGTGGCCGATGCTGTTTCTAAATTACTTTCCAGTACTAATGAAACTGCCCGACAAGCTGCGGGCGTACAAACACCGGCATCTAACCCTAATGTTGAGGGTGGGGTGGATCCCCGGAGTCAAAGACAAGGGGGAACAAGATGAGTAATACACAAAGACAATTTACTTTAATCGGGAATTTTACTGATAATATTACTCCCGAACTAAATAGGATAAACAATACCCTAAATCAACTACGGACAAACTTCCAAACTCTTGGTCAAGCTGTAGCGCCACTGAATACTCAGATGGCTCAACTGACGACCAATAGCAGGAATTTTGGTAATGCGTTATCCTCTAGGGCTTCCCAATTAAGGGCAGCTACTACGGCAATGAATTCCTATACCAGGTCTGTCAATGCTGCTAATGCCGCTGCCATGAGATTAAATCAAACTCAGGGTAGGGGTGGTGGAGGTGGAGGTGGTGGTGGCGGTGGACGAGGTGGTGGTCGTGGGGGCTACGGTGGATATGGTGGCGGTTACGGTGGTGGTGGCGGGTTCGCATCACAGATCATGGGCTACCAGATTGCCAACACAATTTCCGGAGCTATACTTAGTGGTTTCCAGATGGGTGTCAACCTGATGGAGAAGCCTTTCCAGTATTTTGCTAGCGCATTTGGGGAACGAATCAAAGATGAAATGTCTGACATTCAGGCTGCTGGGGGTTTGTTTGCCATCAGTCAACGTAAGGGACTGAATATGTTCCCAAACTTTTCTTCATCGATGAGGGAGCTTCAGAGAATCAACTATAGGCTCGCACAATCTGCTGCTGCTTTACCAGGGGCCACTGAAGATTACGTTAAGCAAGGGAAGTTGCTTTCTGACACAGTAATGACTGCAATGGGTAATGACCCGAAGGGATTTACAAAACTGGGTCAAGAATTTGGAGCAAAAGTTGGCGATAAGATGGATTCCCTGGGAGTTCTAATCCAGAAGCTAACAGAGAAATCCGTTCTAATTGGTATGGGTAACCCAACCAAGTCACCTTTGGGGACACCTCAGCTTATCGAACAATTGATTAATGCTCCGAATGTTGGCCCCAAGATGTTCCAAAAATATGTGGCATTTAGGAACAACCCTATTTTTACAGGGGCATTCCAAGATCCCCAAATGCAGAAAAAGCTAGCAGCTACAAAAGCTGGCGGGCCTGAAAGGGTTAAAGTTGTCATGGAATTGCTTGACATGATTCTGCCGAATGAGGTCATTCAAGCATATAAAAACTCAACAAGTGGTTTTATAGAAGCGTTTAGATCTTCCTTCCTGGACCCGGAGGTAGGTCTATTTGGCCTTGGTAGAAAGTTTGGTAAAATTGGCAAATCAATTGATGAGTATGGTCGTTACCTAAATAAGCAAGGGCAAGTAGTTAAAGATGCGGCATTGGCAGCGGAAGAAGACTATAGTTTGTTTGAAATAATTTCCAGAATTATAAAAGGTTTTGGTTTACCCCTTAGTGAATTGACGGCGATACTGCCCCAAATTTGGGACCCCCTAAGAGGTATTGCTGAGCTGATGATGCCCATGATGAATGCGGCTCAAGATTTTTATAGGAATTTTATCTACTACACCAAAGGATTCGAAAATATTGCCAATAGTATGGGATTAAATTCCCCTGCGGGGCAAGCGATCAAGAAGACGGCTGGTGCAAGAGGTTTTGTCCTAGCTCTAACTAATTTTATTAGGGTCCTTGACGATAAGTTTGGTTTAAAGGGTTTCTACGGTGTCAGGGAAAAATTAATGAAGCCAAATGCTGATTTGGCGGGGATCACTAAAGATCTATTCGCAAAACTATTTCAAACAGACTTCCCATATTTCCTCGGTAAAACCGTTGGTGGTGCCATTGGATCAACCATCAAAATGCTAGGTGATATAATGGCCGGAGCTACAAACATTGTGGCAACAGGTCCATTTGCCGAAGGTTTGGCCGAAGGTTGGAAAGCGACGAAAGGGTCTGAAGGAGTTAAGTTGGTATTTGAGTCTCTCTTTAAGGTAATTGGTAATACGATACAAACCTTATTCCAAGCTGCCCCCATGCAAATGTCTATACTGGCGGCATTGACTGTGGGTATGCCCATCATTCAACAGATTATTACTTTCGGATTGTTGTCCTTATTCGGTAGACTTGGAACCTTCATTGAGAGGGGCTTGGAGGCAGCCCCCAGGTTAATGGCTAGGGCTTCTGCTACTGTCAGGGGCATACCGGGTGCTATTTCTGGCGCCCCTAGGGCGGTTGGCTTAGGGTTGACTCGGTCGGTAATGGGGTTAGCTATGGGGGGGGCTGCTAATATGGGTGGGTTAGCTAGGGGGGTAGCGGCCACCAACATAGCCAAAATCGGAGAAACCTTTAGGGGGCTTTCTGGAAGACTTCTTTTCTTTGGTGCTGCGTTGCAGACTATAATTTCTCTATTCCAAGGGAAGAATATTTTTGACTCCTTAGCATCTGGTGCTGGTCCGGCTATTGGTGCTGCAATAGGGTCGGTGCTGTTGGGGTGGATTCCTATTGTAGGTCCTTTGCTCGGTGCTGTGTTAGGTGCTAAATTTGGGCAACTGTTGGAGAAACCACTGTCAGAGATTTTTAAGAACATTTGGGGTTCTTTCCAGGGGTTGATGAAATCTGTTGAGATCGTTTTTAAATTATTCGGAGATTTGAGTAGGGCTCTTGGTAAAGCAGTTCCTGGAATAAATGCTATGGGTATAGCCATGGCCCCTTTTACTTTGGCTTTCCAGGCACTAGAGATGGGACTCAAGGGGTTAGCTACCCTTTTGGCTTGGGTTAGAATGAAATTCAATCAGCCAGGGGCTTGGAAAGATTTTGATGAAGCCAAACGTGGGGAAATGTCAAGTAGGGCCAGAATCAATGCCTATAACGATAGTTTAAGGGGGTCTGGTGCATTGAAATCAGGTATTGCAGGTGCCCAAGCAGATATTAATACTAAAAAAGGTCTTGACATTTACAGAATCGTAGAATTAAAAGCCTACATAGAAGAAGCCAAAGCCATATTGGGCGGTAAACCAAGTGGGACCACACCACCCAAACCCGCCCCCGGAAGCCCCACACCAAACCAAGAGGCTGCCTCTGTAACATCTAACATCAGAACTGCAGCGGGTATAACAAAAATTAACCCCAATACCGCCAGAACCGCAACTGAAACCGCCAAAACCGCAAAAAATACCCAAACGTCCGCAACTACCTTGGGCAACCTAAAGTCGGCGCTATTCGTAATTAGCAACAAGCTGGATATTCTAAATAGTATGTTATTTGCTTTGGAGCAGATTAGTATTACTCTGAAAACCAATGGGGCACCTTCACCGTTCCCTTCACCCCTAGACTCATTGCCACCCGGTGATGGCCCATCTTTTATGGGTTCTGGAGCAGGCTCTCTAGGTGAAGTGGAGGGAATAGCATCTATGTTTGGATTGGGAACAACATCCAGCTATAGGCCAGGGGACGATGGTTACCACGGTTTGAACAGGGCCAGGGATTTTTCTAATGGGTATGGGCCAACTAAAGAGATGATGGCTTTTGCAGAACATATAGCATCAACAATGGGGTCCAGGTTGCTAGAGCTTATTTACACTCCACTAGGTTGGGGAATAAAAAACGGTAGAGTGGTTCCTAATAGTTTTTGGGGCCAAGATACTTTATCTGGACACTACAACCATGTCCATGTGGCCATGGCTTATGGCTCATCAGACCCTGCTTTCTTCTCATCTAAAGAAAAAGCAAGAGAGTGGGAAAGACAAATGATGCCCGTAGGCGCCAAAGTCGCAACCTACACAATGAACTCCTCAGAGGGATTCGGAGGAATGAATGTAAATGCCCCCATCACCATCTATCAACAACCGGGACAAGACCCGGAAGAACTGGCATCTATCGTCGTAACAAGACTTAGTATGGCAGTTGAGCATATGAGAAACCATTACGCATAAACAGGGAGAACAAAATGGGCGGAGATTTACTGATACCACGCTGCGAAGTTTATTGGGGTGACGAAAATATAACCTTTTTCGAAGGGGCAAAAAAATGGCCAGGGTCCGATGGACCACAGCCACTGGTACACAACGTAAAAGTAAACATCCACGAAGAGGGTCAAACACCATCGGGGTCCATGAGTTGGAACCCTAGCGCCCTAGCCTACAAGGAATATGAGCGTCTCGTTAAGGATAAATACGATAAGACCATAGTCATTAAGTACTACTATCCGGGTGGCCCTTCCATTGCATTTTCTTTCGTGTGGGCTGGACAAACTGAGAGCTATGGACGCAATATGGACATCACGGTTCGCCTTTACTCTGAGTTGGATGGCCTCTGTGAAGGTTACATAAAAAGTTTTGTCACTGTTGGCGAAGGTGTAACCCTTTACAGTGCTCTGATAGACCTTGAGCAACTTTTTGGTTTAAGGGGGGCCCTTAATCGCCTCTACCCCAATAGCAAGCTTAAAACCATAATATCCACGGCGGATGATGTGGGTGAAGAACTAGGCAAAGTCAAAGTCCTATCAAATTATTCAGAGGGTACCACATTTTCACAATCGGTCGAAAATATTGTGGGGCAAAATGGAAACATAGCTTTTTTTCACAACTTACGAAGCAAGATACAAACAGGTGGTGGTAATTATGAGACTACTGATCTTCCGGGGGTGGTCATATTTCCCCCTTATTCGTGGGTCGGAAATAAATTAGTAAATGGCGTCATGGTAAAAAAAGGCTATACGACAGAAGAATACAAATCAATAGTTCAGAGGAGATCTGTAGACGCTAAGAGGGGGGGTTATTCGTACCCCGGCATAAGAATGGGTTATTTCTTAGGTCCCGCCATGATAGACTCCATGACGAAAACTTCAGAGTGGTCACCCGGGCAAAAAACTAGACGCAATACCAGGAGCACTAACCCCAAGGTCCAAAGATTTGATGTGACACAAGATGAAACTGGGTTTCAGTTCAAATCTATCCAGGATGTAAAAAATCAAGTAGCGCAAAACGCTAAAAATGCAAACGGTGCAGGTGGAACCTATGGGTCTATGTCTAGGCCAGGCATGAGGCTGGAAGGTAATGAGGAGGGTGAGTTCAAGAAGCTGCTCCTGCAAAAGGAACGTACCGCCAGATTGTCTGCTAACTTGTTTATGTGTCCCGCCTTAACCGGTATCAAACCTTGTGATATCATTTTTATTCCTAATTATTCTGGAGGATCCATGGAAGATTGGATTGTCAACTCTGTTGAATACGAACAAAGTGACGGCGGGGTTAACCTCTCTATTCAAGCTTCTAGGACGTATGGACTTGGCACTTTTATGAACCCTCAAATTGGTAAAATTTGGCTGGATTATGCCGTTTATACTTTAGGATTAGTGGGTAAGTACGGGTCCATAGAGAATTGGGTTAGGTATGCCTGGTCATTGGATGATGTATTTGCCTACACTGCTACGGGTCCCGGTACATTTAAGCTGAGTTCTGAAGTAGCGGCAACGGCTCAACCTCAACCAACTCCCCCAACCAACCCTAACCAGCCGACAACCAACCAACCTCAAACCAACTCCCAACCTCGACCAATCCCCGCGCCGGAACCGGCGGTAAAACCCTTAGGTAGGGCCCTTACGGCACCAGAACAAAGGGAGTTCAACTCAACAGTAATAGCGTACCCCGGCAATAAATCTTTAGTTAAAGTTTCTAAAAATTCAGCTTTTTATCGATATTTGGCACGTTACAACCAAAAACCAAGACAAAAAGACCCGAACTCAGTGTATGATACCTTTAATTTCGGCATGGTAATTGCAAATCAATGGTTTGAGTATTATATAGCGGACAGGCTCTTCTGACCGGGCCCGTTGACTTTCGGAACCATCTTGCTACAATGAGAGTGAATGTGCCAAGCAATAGAGCATGGAACCACACATTCTACTCAAAGAACAAAATGGCTGTAACAACCCTTAAAATCAATCCTCAACTCGACGACAAAAACCGCGCTCGCCTTGAGTCTAAAACTTACGTCAAGGCATACACTGACATCCCGAACAAAGCTCTCCCCGAGACATACCGTCTGGGCCTTGCCGCTATCTTCAAAGCATTGACTGGCGAAGATTTCGACATGGAATCCAACACATTTACTGTTCGTGCGGATGCAAACGGTGTATTCAAGCGCCTCTATTCCCCCACAGTCTTCTCCACAGAAGAAAAAGGACTCGTCATCCGTTGGGGTGATCGTGACATCCCCCTACAAGTAAGCACAGACAAAATCACCACCGAAAACATCGGGAAGGGAACCAAACTTTCCTTCAAGGAAGAGCAAATCGGCAAATACAAAGAGCCTGCCCTCGCAGTTTCGGCAACTGCCAATGGCACCCTGTATACTCTGCCAATTCCCATTCGTTCCGCTGATTACGAAGACAAAATCTCAGTAGAACTACTGGATCTTCTCCTCAGTGAGAATCCCGAAGCAATTGCTGAAAAAGTCCAAATCGCAAGTGACCTCAGCAAGCGCGGCGAATCTCTCGGTACCGGCGAGCGCATGATTGGACCTTTCCTTAAGGTAGCACATTTGCCTCTTGGTGAGTACAATGTAACGACTTACCGTGCTAAGGAAGGTGGTCAATACGGAACCAAATACTTCATGCAAGTTCAAGTTTCCGAACCCTTTGTTGCCCCGATTCGCACTCAAGTTGAAGGCGAATGGGTCACCGAAGAAAGGGAGGTATCTGATTGGGCTATCGTTGAACCTAACAATGCCCTTAAGAAGACATTAGCTGCTGATCCAGTTATCACTCCTGATTCCCCTGCTGTGCTCAAAGTCACTGAGCATGGGGACTACAACGGCTTCCCAACCGCAAAATGCGTCCTGAGATGCCAAACATTCGTGGAAGATCCCGAAAGCTTCTCTCTCGCTTTCTGATCTCCATGTGAGAACTGGCCCCGGTGTCAACCGGGGTCTTTCTTTGTTCGACTATTAAACTACTATAGAAACCAAATGCCAGATCCCTACTCAGGTGGTACGGGGAGTACCAAACAAGAAATCGCCATTTTCAATCAAGCTCAAGATTTGAAGAAGGCCAGGGTTTTTTCCTCAGAGAAAGGTGATGAGGATAAATCAAAATCGACTGAAGAAAAGAAAGGTAATAAGAAAAAAGAACCAATTCGCGTAAGTGAGTTGTATAATAAGGGTATTGCCCTCTTAAAGGCAAAGGGTTACATTCTGGACCTTGTGGAAGGAGCACCCCATGTCAACCACCGCATCCTCAAACCTGCGGCCCCGCCAGAAGTCAAAGGGATTAAGTATCCACACACCTTCAAACCACTTCAAGATATTACCGAAATGGCAGATTTTGAAGACATTGAGAAGGTGTTTTACCCCGGGTTGTGCGAAGATGAAGTTCGAACTTTCTGGGAGCCGCTGCACCGCCCTAAACCAGGCGATAGCGACTTAGCTTCTTTTACGGCCCGTCTGTTGAAGATGCAGAAAATCAGCCAATCGAAAAACTTCTACCCGGAGTTTGATTTTGCTCATACGTTTGACCCGATGGCCAGATTGGGGGGAACTGTTGTAACAAACCCCAGGATTTGGGTCCCGGACAGGGATTGGTTTAACCCCGTGCTTCATCAAGTTAAGATGTCGGATGTGTTCACGATTTTTCCAGAAGCTGAGTTGGAAATACTCAAGTTGATTATCGGGAGGATTGGGGTCGGTAGGTCTAATCACCTCCCCCCAGGCAAAGATAAAGCAGTTCAACATACTGCCCGTATGGCGGGAGTTGTAGTTGGTAAGGACCCTGGACTTGGGAAATCCGAATGCTTCAATAGCATGACCGCTGCTTTTTCCAAATGCGGATTTTCGATCTGGACTTTTAAGTCTACTGAAGAACGATTTGGTGTTAAGTCCTTTGCCATGAGTGACATATCGTATAAGGATGATACTTCTTTATCTTCTCTTAAGAAATTCCTTTCTGCTGAGGAGACTAAGATTATGATTACGAATGGGTTAACTAGTAGCCCCCTAGGTCAGTAATGTCCTAGAGAAAAACTTCTCTAAACGGGGAATACCCTTTGATACATAAGGGCAACCTACCGTGCTAAAGTATTTTCAGAGTTTTCTGCTCTAAAGGCATGAAACCAGGGGGATACAAAGCCTAACGACTATCTCGAAAGAGAGTAGGATCAAGCGATCCGAAACGGGAAGATTCCCAAGGGAATATGATATAGTCTGCTCTAAATGGTAACATTTAGCTGGGTTAAGTCCCGGAACGGAACTAGCGACACCGTTTGAACACATGGTATTACAAGTAGAAGACAAGTTCCAAACTTCGGAGCAAATCTGGCCTAAAACCGTCATGCTCCTGAACTCCAATGATTGGAATAGTAAGTTTGCTTATGATTTGGACCCCGGGATCATAGACAGAATCAAGCTAATCAGCACATACAGAGAATATGAGGTAGCAAAAAACAAGGAAAATCTTAAAGGAACCGTATCCGATGGTACCCCAGACCTTAGGCCAAAGTCCCACATTCCGTACCTCGAAGAGAAACTAGGGGTAAGCAAAGATGCTTTGTATCTATGGTGCCTGAGGCTTTGTACCGACAGATTCCTAGATATCATTAACGACGATTCCGACCCCACCATCAACCGCCTCCAAGTCGAAGTCCGTTACTGGACTACTCGGCAAAGAATTCGATTCAAGGCCGACGTTACCCAAGCCCTAGTCAACGCTATGGCGTTCGCTCATTTTATCCGCATAGGAAACAAAGATGAGAGGATGCCGGAATTGACACCTAACGTCCTTTATGACTACTTAGAGAGCCTCTATTTTGTAGGGGTTGACCCAAGTTGTCAGCATCTAATGCCTCTACTGAAAGAAAACTGGTGCAAAGTTGGTAGGCCATCTACTCACTACTACCAGGGATTCAGGGAACTAAGGTGGGAATCGGTCAAAAAGTCAATCTCACTTGGCAGGGAAATGCTCTTTGACGAGACTACTGGTGCCAGGAAAGAAACCAAAGAAAAAACTTCCCTGATGATCATCAAGGAAATGATTGAAAAGTTGGTTCTTAGGGACGGCTTCAAGATTGGTGGCGAAGCTTCCTACATCATTGAAAACTGGGAAAACTGTCGCTATGCCCAAGAAGACCTGGTTCGAGAGGCAATCGGGTTGTTGGATGAAGTAGAGGATGTCTATAAAAATAGGATCCTTGACCCTAAGGCCAAATGCCAAGACAAATGGATGGCAAACGAAGGCTACTCACCGGATAGAGCTGAAATCCTCAGGAAAGAAGCTTGCGATAAAATGTTTGAAGCGAAGGGGGTAAAAGTATGAACTTACATACAAACGACCAGGATACCTTCGTGGACTCATTTACATACGAATGCCAAAAGCAACTAAGACTTAAAGAGCAATTAGAGTCTGAAGGCTTCAGTTGCATTGATGACCCCGCTAATCTTTACGATAAAGTCGGGACCGTACAAGAAATCGAAACCTTCTGTCAGCTCTATACCCCTAGGCTCCTGGCAAAGTTGTATGCTAAAGGCATCGAAGACCTGGAACATGCGTTCTTTCTAGTTCCAATTTGGCAGATTGTCAAGTACAACTACATCATACCTCAACCCGGCGAGTATTTCTCTGCTAACTATGTTGTTGGTATTCGTAGGGTAAGTGAAAATGCTTTTGTGCCAAGCTTGAGGTTACCTCTAACCTAATAGCAATTAGTGCTACCCCACAATGAAGGAACTATTTGAGTCTAACTTACCGGATACTCCGACACCGTTGAATTCAACTGGCGGCTATAAAAATGCTGCCGGTTCTTTTCCAATTGGCAGGAGCCTTCAAAGAAAGGTAAAATCCAGAGATGACCTTAGCCAACCAAAAGGTGACCTAAAGGAAGAATACCCCAAAGGCAACCAGTCGGAAAAACCCAAGTCAAATAACCCCCTAACAACAACTTCCGGCTCAGAAAACAACGCAGTTGACCGATACTTCGGAGCATTCAGCATTGAATCTAAACGCCATGTTAGAGACTTACTGGCTAAGCATCCCTTGTTCGGTAAAGAGGGTAACGTCAGACTCAATAGGACCGAAAACAACACTAGAGATGTTCTTCACAATGATCCCATCAAAATAATCAATAATGGTGGTAGCATAACCTACGGAAAACCCTAAAACAAAATGACAAACAAACACATTGATCCGGCAATTTACCTCCAGAACTCAGTTAAAAAGAGAGGAAAATCCTCAGCAGATGGTGTCTACTTGACTCACATTGTAGTTACCACGTTGGTCCCAGATGAACCTCAAGTAAATTTTAAAAATTCCTCTGATGGCGCCCTTAATGATTTTAACCAATCGAGCCCCGAATGGAACGAAATCCTAGTAAGGTTAAGAAGAGATAAAAATGACATTATCCAATCCATCATTCACAGGGAAAGCCACTTACTGGAGTTCATTACAGAGGGTCACGACCTGTCACTTTGCGTCATTATTCCCTCCCTCCAAGTAAGCGATTTTGAAGGCGAAGTGAGATACTATCATACTTTACTTAAAAAAGTTGCACAATTCGCAGGAAGTACGCCTACTCAAGTTAGGTTCACGATTGGGGTCGCTTGCATTTCATGGTCAGAGATGGTAGAATCTGGTGATGCACAGGAGATTGATGTTGGGTTTTGATTGACCCACATTGCCATCTGTGCTAAGCTCCACTTGTTAAACCCACGGTTTGACACCAAAACAGTAACAATTTCGCTCCACACACCGTCTATGGAATTTAACTATTATCAAAATCGAGCCCGGGAAACCGCCATTTACCCGAACATGGGCTCAGAGTTTACCTACCCTGCTCTTGGCCTTGTTGGCGAAGCTGGGGAAATTGCAAATAAACTTAAGAAAGTTATCCGGGACAAATCTGGCGTTCTTTCCGATGAGGTCCGAGAATCTGTTTCCGATGAGCTTGGGGATGTGCTATGGTATGTAGCCCAATTGGCCACTGAAATGGGTACCGATCTAGACACAATCGCACAGCGAAACATTGACAAACTTTCCTCTAGGAAGGAGAGAGGAGTCATCGCAGGTAGTGGTGATAACCGATGAGTGCCTCCAACAAAGTAGCAATTCCACCCAAAAACAGACCCCTAATGAAAGCATCTGATTGCACTTTCCAGGAAATGAGAACCATCTCATGCTCCCTTCCTGACCTTGCTATCATCCTATCCTACTTTCAAGTAGAGTATGGTTTGGCACATACGGAATCCCTGTGGAACATCTATACAGAAATCGCAAATTGCGATGAAGAAGTTTTTACAACGAAGAAACACATTTGTAAACAATTCAGCGAAGCTCTAAGTGACTACCGGGAAATTGAATCATCAGAACCCCCATCTTACAAAATGGGATCTCCGTTGGATTCAGCTAGCTGAAGACATTAAGCTCTGGAGCAAAGACCCCCACAAAAAAGTAGGTTGTGTCTTGGTTAAGGAAAATCGCATAGTTTCTACTGGGTACAATGGCTTCCCTAGTGGAATAGCAGATACTGCGATAAGGTTGAATGACAAGTCCTTCAAAAACAATGTCGTCATTCACGCTGAAAAAAATGCCATTGTATGGGCCGCCAAAGAAGGAGTGTCCACTGACGGTTGTTCGGCTTTCATCACTTTCCCGCCATGCAGCGGATGTGCTAGTGTACTCATTGGTGCAGGGATCAAAAGAATCGTCTGCCCTAACTTTAGTTCCTACCATGGGAGTTGGAAAGATAGCCTAACTATAGCAAGTGACATCCTCTATGAGGCCGGAATACCAGTTTTATATTATGAATCACCATGAACCCTGAAAGTACCATCAGTCCCATGGAACTAACCATCGGGCAAAAATTTGAATTAGAGAAGATGGGTAGAGTTATAGACTCCACCACTGATCTAAAAGTCCTTCAAGATTTGTGCAAACAATTGCTAGAGGCGTGGATGTCCCAGAAAGCAGCCACAGCTTGGATAATGCGGGAGAATCTGCCGGGTCCTCCGAATTACTCACAAATCAACGATTGAAATTAAACGCAATTACTCGGGGATCAGCCTGATTGACTGCAGGGACAGGTTAGTTCTAAGGTTCTAACCTTTGACCCAGACTAACATTAAGGAATCAAACATCGAGCAAAGAGAGAGAAATGACTTACACAATTGAAACCTTTCGCAAAGCTGTAAATGGTGATGAGAAGTCCATTGAGAAAACCATCGTTCAGTTCACACCATTGGTTCACAAACTTGTGAACATGTATTCTTACATGGCGAGCAATCACATGAAGGAAGACCTAGTTCAAGAGGGCAAGATCGGCATCGTAAATGGCATCAGAACCTTTGATTTGAGCCGCAACGTAGTCCCCATGACTTGGATGTTTTGGAAGGTCCGTGAGGCCATCCAGGGGGCTGCTAGGCAGGAGAAGAAGCACCCTAAGTACACAGAGAGCATTGATGAAGTTGATGTTAGTTACGAGGGTGACGTAAATGCCAAATTCAGTGCTCCACAAATCAAGGAAATCTTATTGGACCGTTATGGTGGACCCGATACCCAAGGGTTCAAAATCATTTGCTCGAAGTACGGACTATTTAACCACACTAAGTTGACCCAATCTGAAATCGCAAAAGAGTTTGGTGTAACTAAACAAGCGGTAAGTAGCTGCGTAGCTAGGTTCACAACATCTTTCCGAAAGAAGCACCCTGAGCTTATCGATCTTTTTCGATGATGGGGTAAATTTACCTTAAATCCTACAAACCCCTTGGGATAATGACCACAGTTATTGCCACTAAAGTTTTTGATAAAAATTGCGAAATTTGCAAGCACATGAGCAGACATGATAAGTCTGTAATTGAGGGCTTCCCAGAGATCGCTTATCAAGAAGCGAACTTAGATGATATCATAGACCACAGGAATGACCTAACAAAAATTAGAGTCTACCAGTGCCTAGAGAGACATGCCATCAATGCGGATTATACCATAGACTTACCAGTTTATGTATTTCTAAGGAGTAATGGCAAATTTCTGGGGCACCATGTTGGTGCTGCCACTTTACCTGAATTTCGTGAAAAAGTCAAACAAATTTTAGCGGCAAAGGAGGTACCGTGAATTGGGAACACATGTTATTTGCTCTTTGTACGGGATTTCATTTTCCCGTCTGAACGATCTACTAGCCATTCAGTTGGCTTTTGATAAAGCCGTAACCGCAATGGGGGCCACGGTTTTAAATAAATTTGCCCACCAATTCACACCCCAAGGTGTTACCATAGTGTACGCATTGGCCGAAAGCCATATGTCTTGCCACACTTTCCCCGAGAAGGGTTCTGTGTCACTAGATTGCTATACTTGTGGCAGCATGGATTCTATGTCAGGGATGCAAATTCTGATTGATTACTTCAAACCCATAGAAATTAGATTACAGGAGCTATCACGATGATTAAAAGATCAAAACTAGCAAAGAAAGCCCTAAAGAACCCGTCTCTTTATACAGATGGGGAACTATCTTACTTTGCCAAATGGTTGCAGGAACACAAGAGAATAAAAGCTCTCAAGAAACATGCCCAACCTGAAGATAGTACGCCCGAGAGCAACCAACCCGTTGACTTTCATTAAGAACTTGCTACAATAGCATTGTCACCATCCAACCAACCATCCAACTAACAATGACAACCACAAAAGACGACCAAGGCGTTCTCAATCACTTTGCCATCGAACCCGAAATGACCCTAGTTGATGCAGACTATAGGCCAATGATTGCATGGGATGCAGTCGGAGAGACCTTAAATGGAAGACTGGCTATGCTTGGGATCATTGCAGCCCTTGGTTCTTATGCTGTTACTGGGCAAATTATTCCCGGTATTTGGTGATTTCCACCAGAATCTTGACCAAACTAAACTAGCATCAACTCAAAATGGCAAAAGTCAAATCCCTAACTAATCAGCGGGAAACCTCCCCAACTGAAAAGAAAACCTACCAAGGAAATTCAAAGAGAACAAAATTTTCTGCGACTTCAGCCCATCCAAACCCCAAAAAGAAATATCGCGGGCAAGGTAAGTGATTCTACAGCTTAACCCTGCGTTGCCCTTGGAAACCCCTAAGGGTAAGGGTTGGGCCCACTTCCTTATTGACTACTCACAGGAGCATGATCTCCTTTGGGTAGTCTTTTTAGACGCTAATGGGGAATGCTGGACTTTTCCTAACCCCCAGATAAAAATCACAACAAATTTCTCTATTGGAAGAAATGACGTTCTTAACAATGACCCTGGCAGTAGCGTTAGGGAGTGTCCTCGGTAATTTATCGCTGATTTACATCCTCGGTAGAATTGCTATGTATGGGGAGTACAAGAAAAACAAACAAATCATCGAACAGTTTCAAAAAGCTCAAATTGAGCTTACCGAAGCGATGGTAAAAGAAAATGATCGAATGGCCAAGTATGCCAAACTTGAAGGTTATAGCAACTAACAGTTGACTAACCTTAAAACAAACAAATACCAAACAATTTCCATGACCAAATGACAGCATAGCACAATGCCCAGCATCAGAGAATACAGAGAACCCTACAAAATTAACGGTGCTTTTGAGTACCCTGAATTTTTTGAACGCTTTAAAAAAGCCTCACTCTCCCGGTGGAGTCCAGATGAAGTGATTTTTGACGGGGATAAACGAGATTGGCATAATGGTACAGAGGATGAGAGAGAGATAATTGGGGGTATCCTTAGGGGGTTCACTCAGCTGGAGAGTCATGTTGGAGATTATTGGTCCAATATTCCACAGTGGTTCCCGAAGCATGAAATAGCCGCAGTAGCTGCTGAGTATACTGCTTCTGAAAGAATTCATGCCTGGGCTTATAACTTCCTGTCTGAAAACCTGGGGCTTGACGAATTTGAAGCTTTTTTGGGTGACCCTGTAGCCAGGGAAAAAATTGGATACTTCCTAGGAAAAAAATCCGTTAAAGAGTCTCTTGCCATTTTTAGTGGCGCTGCCGAGGGGGTTAGTCTTTTTAGTTCCTTTGCTGTATTGCTGTCTCTTAATCTTACTGGTAAATATAAAGCACTGTCTCAGATTATTTCGTGGTCTGCTCTAGATGAGCAGCAACATTCTAATACTGGCATTACTCTATTTAGAGAACTCGTTAAGGAAGAACCACTAACCGACAATGAAGCTAAAACCATTATCGCAGGGTTCAACCAAGTTATCCTCAATGAGTTTGCTTTCATTGATAAGATTTTTGAAGGTAGATCCTTAGATCGCCTTACAAAATACGACCTCAAAAACTATGTCTACCTGCGGGCTAACAATCGATTAGCAAAACTGGGTATTCAAGGTTTCCGGTACCCCTTTGACTATAACGCAGCCAATAGGGTCAAAGTTTGGTTTCACCCATTAATCAAAGGAAATACTAGTACAGACTTCTTCTCTCAATCTAAGGACGGTGGGAACTATATTGCTAAACCAAATCAAGACTTTATGGCTATTAATTTGAAAACCCTGGACTTTAGCTTATCATGACAAACCATACTTTAGTTGCCCCTGAGTGGCTTTCTCAAGAGGCAATGCAGACTTTGTCTTCGGGTTATTTATTGCCAGGGGAAACTCCTAGGGCCATGTTTGACCGGGTAGCTAGCGCTGCTTCCAAGCTTAATGAAGATGAGTCACTTTATGATGACATTTTTGAGTGTCTTTGGAATGGTTGGTTGGGGCTAGCAAGTCCGGTAGCTGCTAATTTCGGTACCCCGAGATCCCTACCGATTTCTTGCTACAGCGTTGAAATCTCCGATAGCACCCCAAGCATTTTCTCCCACTTGAAAGAAGTGGCTATGCTAAGTAAAAATGGGGGTGGTGTCGGGGTGTATTTCGGTAACATCAGGCCGTCCGGTGCCCCTATCTCTGATGGCGGTGTTTCCCTGGGGAAGACGGCTTGGATGGAGGGTTACGATTGGGCATCTAGCAAGGTTGGTCAAGGTGGTAATTTGAGGAAGGGCTCTTTTGCCCTTTATTCAAAAATAGATGATCCGGATTATCCTGAGATTCTACGGACCAAGGACCATACTAAGGGAGACCCCCGAAGCTGGATTGATAGTAATCTGGGAGCTGTCATTTCTGATGAGTTCATGGAGGATATGATTGAGAATGGTGGGCATAAACAATGGTTGTTTGGAGAGACTATCCGCACCCGTCTAATGACTGGTAGTCCCTACATGTTGTTTACCGGTAATGTAAATCGTCAAAACCCAGATTGTTACAAGGAACGGAACTTAGACGTTAAGTTTTCCAACTTATGCTTCTCAGGGGATACCCTGGTGGCTGTGGCTGACGGAAGAAACTCAGTCCCGATCTCTGAATTAGAGGGGACGACATTCCCCGTTTATTCTGCCAGAACTAAGCTCAGTCGTTATGGAAAACCCATTAAGCAGTGGGTTCCCGAAATAAAGGAAGCAGTTGCTTTTAGCACAGGGGAAAAAGAAGTAGTAGAAGTAGAACTTGAAGATGGGAGTACCTTTAAGTGTACCCCTGATCATCAATTAGCACTAAGAGACACTACTTGGGTGGAAGCTCAAAATTCAGTGGGAATGGTTTTGGAGCCATTTTCATCAAGGATTAATAGCTATGGCCACAGAGAGATTTGCTGTGAAACCGGGTTCAGAAAGCAGGGAAGGATGATTTGGGAGTACCATAATGGAGCTTGTCCAGATGGTCACCATGTTGATCACATTCTTAGTCAAGGTGGAGATGATTTATCTAACCTTCGACTTTTGACGAAAGAAGAGCATTGGGCTAAAACATCACAGGAAAGAAAAGGTAGTGGGAACCCTATTCATAAAATCGATAAAGACTTCCATTCTAAATATGTTAAATCCCAAGTTACGGGTAAATTAAATACTAAATTTTGCGGAATTGATAACTATGAGCTTATCCAGCTAGGGAAAGAAATTTACGAAAGACTTGGACGCTTTGATAAAAAAACTTACCTATCCCTACGGGACGAGGGGCACAATGTTCCAATTAGTTTTTCGAATTATAGGTTTGGGGGGGATTTTCAGAAGTATAGGTCTTATGTTATCGGAGATGCTGAGTACGATGGTGGGTATGAGGGAATTATACCACCACCCTTAAATGAAAGAACTCAGAAATTTGACCTAGAACAAGAAAAAATTAGGACCCTAAGGAGGGGTGGTCTAAGAGTAATCAGCGTAAGGACTATTGGAGTAGAAAAAGTCTATGACCTGACTGTACAAGACAATCATAACTTTTACATTGTCACCAAAAACGAAGACGGATTTATGTCCGGAGTTCTTGTGCATAACTGTAGTGAGATCACCCTTTACACCGATGAAAACCACTCATTTGTTTGCGTTTTATCTTCTTTGAATTTGTCGAAGTGGTTTGAATGGAAAGATTGGCGTTCCCCCCGTACCGGGAGGTCTGTCTCAGAGGTTGCGATTCATTTGTTAGAGGCTGTAGTCTCAGAGTTCATTAAAAAGGCAGAAAATAAGGTGGGCCTAGGTCGTGCTGTCCGTTTTGCTAAAAAGAGTAGGGCTCTCGGATTGGGGACCATGGGTCTGCATTCTTTGTATCAAAGCCAGGGTCTACCTTTTAAATCTGCAGAAGCCCGTGCGCTCAACATTGAGACCCATAAGTTCATTCGTGGACAAGCTGAGAAGGCTTCCAGAGAGTTGGCGGAAAGGTTTGGCGAACCTGAATGGTGTGTAGGCAGTGGGAGAAGGCATACTCACCTTCTAGCGATTGCTCCTACAAAAACAAACTCTGTCATCAGTGGGGCATTTTCCGAAGGAATCAGCCCGATGGATTACAACTATTATGTTGCCAAACAGGATAAAGGGGCATTTGTCAGGAAGAACCCTCATTTAGAGCGTATTTTTCTAGAAAGAAACATCTCTCCCACGGTTTGGGATGATATAGAGAAGGATAAAGGTAGCGTACAGGGCTTAGACTGTTTGACGGACCATGAAAAAGATGTCTTTAAGACCGCCAGGGAAATAGACCAATTTGAGTTAATCAAACAGGCGGCTGATCGTCAACCCCTTATTTGTCAAGCTCAGTCTCTTAATGTCTGGGTAGACCCTTATGCAGAAGCCGAGTACTTACTGAGACTTCATATCTCTGCTTACATAGCAGGAGTTAAATCTTTATACTACCTGAAATCTAAATCAGCCCTGATTTCAAGTCAAGATGAAATGGACGACGATTGTGAAGAACCAGCAATTATAATCACAAAAGAAGGGTGCCCCTATTGCTCAATGCTCAAGGACAAACTAACTGAGGATGGCATCGATTTTATCGAGGTCAACAAGGATTCAGCAGTCAAAGAGGGAATGTGGGTAGATGAGTGGAAAACAGTCCCCCAACTCTATCTCGATAATAGGTGGGTTGGCGGCTACACAGATTACATAGCACTAGGCAAGAAAACAACTTATCAAAACAACGAAATTGATAACTCCAACTCTGATTGTGCAGCTTGCGAGGCTTGACCCATGACAAAAAAGAGGTACAAATCGTACCCTGGACTATCAAGAGAGCAAAAGAAACTAGTCGAAGAGCATAGCTGGATTGCTGGCCGACTAGCCTTTGGAGCCAAATGTTTGACAGGTGGTAATACGGGTTCTCTCACTAGGGATGATCTGGAATCCATAGCAAATTTTGCTCTTTGTGTAGCTGCTACCAGGTTCGACCCCGATAAACACGTTAAATTCAGCACTTATGCTTGGAAGAACGCAAGGGGGTACATCCAACATGCCCTTCGAGATTACTCCAGGCTTGTAAAAACCCCAAGATGGATCGCCAAGTATCGCAATGAGGTCTTAGGACTTTTACAGGAAAATATGAGCTACACCGACATAGCCAAAAAGTTGAACATTGACGAGGCTAGAGTCCTGGAATGTCAACTATCAGAAAACAACTACCACATCTCCTATGACTCTCAACCTGAAGACTGGGTAGATACTGATTTTGTTTATAGTCCAGATGAGGCTCGGACCCTGCTTTTATCGGATGACCTAGCCGAGGCTTTCAGTGTGCTATCGGATGAGGAAATGGATCTTATGGTTGATTACATCAGTGATGCGACTATGGGGGAAGATGAACATCACTGGGCATCAGAAAAATTTCAATTTCTTAAACAAATAGCACATGGACTTCCAAAGGCCACAAATTGAACTACCCTTAGAAAAGGAACTAATTCCTTTCAAGATCAGGGAAAAAATCAATCTCCTCTCCAGACAAGAGCTAGAAGAATACCTAGTTGAAAGTTCTTCCCTATTGATAAAACTCTCGGCTCAGACGACAGTCCTATTAGACTACATAGAGGAGCTAGAGGGTAAAATCTTGGAAATTCAGTAACTAAAAATGCCAGTAAATCCGGATGATAAAAATTGTGTCAGGGATGAAATGCGCCGTTTTAAGGCTGGCAAACTCCATTCCGGTTCTGGTAAAGCTGGTAAAGATGGCCCAGTAGTAAAAAATCCTAAACAAGCAATTGCCATTTCATCGTCGGCTTGCAAAAAAAGCAACTATGCCGAAATTTTAGAGTCAATTGGATTCTCACAAGAATCTGCAAATAAAGTTTCCAAGATGCTAGGGGCTGAGGCATGGGACAGGCAATTCGATAAGGGCCATACCGGGGGGGAAACTCCGAAGGAAAACAAAACGACCAGGGCCCAAGGTTTATCGGAGATGGATGTGGACAATAGGCCAGGAAAGCAAAAGGGTAGTCAAGGTAAACTAAAAGACAATGAATCTGGTAAGTTGCCACCTTTGGCTACCCCAAGCGAAAACCCCCAACCTGGCCCAAGGTCTTTGCAGTTGAAGGGATTACGTTCATTCGATGAGCCACCACAAGGATTGACCACTGGTAAGATCTGCCCACCAAGAAAATCAAGGGAAGACTCTAAAGTGCCCACGGGACAACCAAATATAGATACCCAAGGGGAAATGCCAAAGAACCCTAAACCCGAGCAGTCAGAGACACAGATGGCTCAAAATAGACAAAATAAATGTACCCCATCTGGAGAGCAGGGGGCGGGAACCGGGTTGACGTAAGGGTCTTAGGGGTAGAATAAATTCCATAGAACAGTAGGCAGGGCAAATGTCAAAGAGAGAGTGGGATAACCCTATAAGGGGCCCATGGAATCCGGTAATTCATAACTTGCTTAAGGCCATCGATAACCACACGATGCTATACCTTAAGACTAAGCAGCATTGGCATGTCCAAAAGGCCCAAGATCTCCGAGACTATGTTAAAGAGCTTAAGGATTTCATTAAGTCCGAAGAGGACCAGTGGGGCGGTTGACTTTGGCATAGCTACAGGGTATAATAAGTGTATGCGGCTCATCGGCCCGGTAACTCAAACACACACAACACAAAATGGCATCCAAATTAAGTAACGACGACAAATATCAAAAGCTCATGGAGCGTTACAAAAAGTTACGCAGAGACCCTGCCAAACGGGTTGAATCCCTCAGGGCCCTAGACGCTGCTCAAAAGATGGATATTGATGGGTTGGTGTCTGAAAATGTAGTTACTGCTTGGCAGTATTTAGGTTGAGGATACCGTGTGGCAAATGGTGAACAACAATTCAACTTTGCTGCGCCCTCTGGCAATGTGCCATCTAGTTCTGAGATTCTGAAGTCTAAATCAAATGCTGTTGGAGGCGGTCGTAAAAGGTGCTCCATCGGTAAAAGCTGCTCAGCAACTTGTATCGAAGGGGTAAAAGCTTGTCTTGTTGAGTTGCCCGATGTTATTGTAGGTTCTCTGAGGAAAGTAAGGGATAGAGTTTTTGGTGCTGCCAAACCAGTTGCTGGCCCAGAGCTAAGCCAACCAGTTAAGCAAGCTCAACCAATGGAAAAGAGCCAATCCCAACCAAACAAACAAGGGGTCAACAAAGAACACAACTTGGGGCTATTCTTCGGTCAAGCCATTCAAAGGTTTCGTACCCTAATAGGCAGAATAAATGCCGTCAGGAAACTAAAGAAAGAACCAATACCCAAAACCCCTAAAGACACTGTAGTAAGGACTCGACCCTCCGCCCCAATGACTGCCCATAAGCATGGTGACATCCCTGCGGATAAGGTAAGAAAAGTCAGGGTGACCGCCGGTAAATTACTAGATAAGATGAAAAGGCTAGGTCCCGAAGGAACCATAAGCATTGACGGCTCAGAAAAAGCCGATAAGGTTAAATGGAGTGCCGTAGAAGGTTCAGGCTCCAGGGTGCTGGGGGCAGGGGGCTTTGGGTCATTCTTAAAGGTTCCTGCGAAGAAATTGCTAGGCTACTCAGATGGAATGCCCAATGAAATTGGTGTCAAAGTGGGTGATATCGGTAGAACTGAGGCGACCTTGATCAAAAAACTGGGGGAAGCTGGTTTGGGTCCTAGGTTAATAGCTTCTAGATTCATAAAGAATGCCCACAGCAATATGGATAATGGCACCATCCACAAAGGAATGATTGCCATGGAGGTTGTACCGGGGGTTCCATTATACAAAGCTCCACAAAAAGTCAACGGCATTGATAAAGATGATGCTTACAATATTAGTATGGGGAAGTTGCATAAGCTTGGGTATGCTCATAATGATGCTAAGGGTGATAATTTAATTATTGATGACAAGGGTGTAGCCAGGTTTGTGGACTTAGGACTTGCTCAAAAGAACTGGAAGGCCGCTCTATCTGAGGCTCTTGGGGGCTGGACGGGGACCAACTTTGTAATGCCAGGCATACCAAGGGGTAAACAGGCCGAAGTGTTGGAGGGAAATTTCAAAAAAGTAATGCAAGAAATGGAGAAAGACGGACTGACGAAGAATGAGGCCAAAGACATAGCAACATTCGGCATTCAACATTCAGCAGAATCGTTTAAAAAAGGAACATGGGAGAAAGTCAGTAACCAAAACGCTCGTAAGTATATTAATATGTATTATGAAGGAGTCTCATAGGGTAAGTTCTACCTAAGGGGATTAATAAGGAATGGCGATTCAATCAAAATCTTATGACGTACAGGGTGGAGCTGTAAACGGCAGAACAGTATCTCAGATTTGGGGGGCCAAAAAGAAAGCAACCGGCGGTAAACGAAAAAGATGCCTTAAGGGCAAATCATGCGGAGCGTCATGTATCCCGGGTTACCATGTTTGCATGGTTGATATTCCAGTCGTCTTAGCACCATTTGTCAGTAAGACCAGAGATAAGCTGATGGCGGCTATGTCTCAGGGGCCTCCTGCTAACACCAAAATAGCCATCAAACCAAAAGAATTAAGCAAACCCACATCAACAAAAAATAGTATCAAATTTGAAGGCAATAATTTGGTTGTTAATGGAGAAACCTTCACCCCTGGCAAGAAGCTCCCTGGCTCCACTCAGCCTACACTTTACGTCAATAAAGATGGGGAAGGGAAATGGGTTGTCAAGGAAGGTGGAGCTAAGGGGCAAAATATAGCAGAAAAAGCTGCTAATGATGTGTATAATATTCTGGCCCCTAAATTAGGGTCAGGGGCTATCAAGTCCGAATTGGTTGACGGGAAGTTAGTTAACGGGTTTGTAGAAGGGGGGAAGACTTTGAATTCTTTAAGTTCTTCAGAACTGAGGAACTATGATGTTAACAATAAGTTAAAAAAGTCTTTGATTGCAGACGCATTGGTAGCAAACTGGGATTTCATGGGGGCTGTGAATGATAATATCATGGTGAATAAAAGTGGTGCCCTAACTCGGATTGATTCTGGAGGGACCTTTAACTATAGGGCTATGGGGGCGAGTAAAAAGTTTGAGTCTGTACCGATGGAGCTATGGACCTTGAGGAGCGGTCAGGGGTCAGGGGCTTGGACAAACGCTAAAGATTCCGATTATAGAAATATTTGGTCAAATCAAGCAAAAGGGGTAGCCGAACAGTCAAGAAAACTTAAGAAGTCAGTCGATGAATCTGGTTTGTCCCCGGAGGTTAAAGTAGCTTTTACAAATCGAATAAATGCCCTTGCGACCACTGGTAATGCAATCACATCTGAAAAATTTAATGGTAAGACCATCTTACAATTGGCAGATAGTGGGGCAATCTCCTGGAAATCCGTAGACTCGGCAATCAAAACAGCATTTGAAAACTCTAAGTCTTTCAATCCTAGAGAAAGGGGGTGGGAACAAAAGGTTAACCAAGAGGTCGTTAAACAGCTAGGAACATTGGCCCAGGGGCAGGAAGGGTAAAGTAACTTAGAATGTCTTAATCTGATGGCAGTAAGCGGAAGAACTGAAGCTCAAATTAATGCTGCTAAGCGTGGTCAAATGGCTAGGCTCGGTGGACCAGGTTTACCTAAATTGAAAAGAAAAAAGTGCAAGATGGGTAAATCTTGCGGAGCTTCTTGTATCCCTGGTTATCACGTTTGCATGGTTGATATTCCCTGGGCTTTAAATCCGGTTATCGATAAAGCTGTTGCAACAGTTAAGAGTGCTCAAGGTAAGGCCCCAGTTAAAGCTCCGGGTAAAACCCCCGCAGCAAAAACCCCAACAGCAAAACCATCTCTAGATGAGATGCACCAGATAGCAAAGGATTACTATAAAAAAGAATGGTCCAAACACTATAAGGCCATGAATTTGGCGATAAACGACGGCAATAAACAGTCATATAATTTCCACAGGTCGCTTATAGCAAACTACCACAAACAACTGACAGACAAGGGGGTAAATTTAGGCCCACTTAAAGTACCCACATGGGTTGATAAACCAGCAACTAGTAGCCCCAGGACCCCTAGCGCAAAACCAGAAGCTAAAACCCCCACCGCAAAACCTGCAAAAGCACCAAAAGATCCAACTTTCGTGGCAGCCAAAGGTAAGAGCCCTAAACTAAAGGAATTCTCTACTGACCAGCACTTTGCCGATAAAAAGATAGAAACCCCCATTGGCAATCCGAAATTTAAAGCTGTTCATGAGTTTATAGGGAACATTTTCAGCCCCAAATACGCTGGGGCAGACGTAGATAAATTTACAAAAATTAGAGATGCCATAGCCGCTAAGGTAGGGGGGATATCCAAATTAGAGGACGGGTTGAAGGGCATCAGGAGATTTACCGGTTCCACTTATTCCGAAATGAGACAGGCGCAATTAGACAAACTTGAAGGTAAAACATTAAAGCCTAGTCAGGCCGGTTATCTAAAATTGGCAAATGATGCTGAAAGGCTAATTGCAGCAACCCCTAAGGAAAAAATTGAGAAATTTAGAGGGATTCACGTTAATGACGACGACCTTAAGCAAATGATATCAGACTCCAAGAGTTCAGGAAAACATGCTAATCCCCCCCTTGGTGGCGCCTTGGCATCGTGGTCAACATCATTGCAAGTTGCTCAAAATTTTTCGGATAATGCCAACTATAAAACGCCAAATAAAGTCATCTTTAGAACAGTAAATAAAGCTGGAGTAGCCGTCGAAAAACTAACTTCCATCACTCGTGAAGATGAAATTTTAACCTCGGGTAGGGCAAGATATAAATTCACCGGCAATCACCACGAGGTGAAAAATGGTGGAAATACTTACCACATCTTTGACGTAGAGGAATTTGTCCAGTAGGATTGACAAACCTGGCCCTAAATGCTAAAATAGTAAAAATCGCAACCACGACCATGCCAAAAGAATCACAGCAACCACAGCAACCAAAGAAGAGAACACATGAAGACCGTTCCAAAAAGGAAATGTATGAACGGGGTCTGCCCGAAGGGTACGGGTCATCCAAAATCCAAGAGCTTCTGAGGGGTTGGGATAGGGAATCCTGAGGCCCTTTACTTTTCGTAACACTGTGCTATACTAGTCATGTGAAGGCCACCAGGTCAACATCTTGCCCCACCGGGACTAGGCAAGCCAATCCGTCCCTTATCCTGCCTCACCTTAGGGCAGTGAGGGAGAAACGTAAAAGATCTATCCCTAGGATCACTTACTTACTCTTTTGTTCAAATGACAGCTACAGTTTTACAGCGTCCCCAAGAAAATGTTTGGGATCGCTATCTAAGTTGGGTCACGAGCACCAATAACCGTCTATATGTCGGGCATTTTGGCGCAATCATGATCCCAACATTGCTCACAGCAGCAATTTGCTTCATTGTGGCGTTTATTGCAGCGCCGCCCGTTGATATCGACGGAATTCGAGAGCCAGTTGCTGGTTCTCTCATGTACGGAAATAACATCATTTCCGGTGCAGTGGTACCAAGTTCAAATGCGATTGGATTGCATTCGTAAAGGAGTGCCTTACTGCCGTGAGGCCGTAAGCAAATCGGGTGAATTGTCTGGGAACCTAAAGTTTGATAATCAAGCTATGGCAATCAGCAGCGAAGTCCTAGACGATCTTCTAGGAAACGTTCATCGACTAGGTGGTTTCCCAAGCGTGGGATGTAATACACCGCTAGCGCCCGACAACTTGTTTACAAGTTGATGATATAGTCAGCTCCGTAAGGAAACTTACGGGTAGGTGTTCTATCCAATCTGGGAAGCTTCTTCCCTTGATGAGTGGCTTTATAATGGAGGCCCTTTTCAACTCGTTGTATTCCACTTCCTCATCGGCATTTATGCTTATATGGGTCGTGAGTGGGAACTTTCATATCGTTTGGGTATGCGCCCCTGGATTATGGTTGCTTACTCGGCTCCAGTAGCCGCTGCGACTGCTGTATTCCTCGTGTATCCTTTCGGCCAAGGGTTAACATAATGGCCCTTGTAAAACTGGGTGAAAACGGTGAACGCTAAGGTTTGCTTCGCAAACTATGCCAATACCGTGCTAAGACCCGAATACATTCGGGTAAAGTGTAGAGACTACCTGGGGGATTTAGTTCCCTTAATAACAGGCAAGAGCGCCCAGTGTTTCGCTTCACTAAATAAGAAGAAAAAGCGAAGCAAAGATATAGTCCAGTCCTTACGGAAACATAAGATAAACTGCATTTTCAGACGCGATGCCCCTCGGCATCAGCGGTACCTTCAACTACATGCTTGTGTCAGTTTGAGGCACACTTAGAAAGCAATTTCTTCGATTAAATGGGATGAATTGCTGGAACCCTAAGTCTATTAGTTAAATGAACATTTATGAACAATATCTGGAGTTTGTAAGACTCAAAGTCTACCCCGAGGGAGTAGAGCTGGAATATCATCACGAACCTCCCAAATATACCGGGATTCATGACGATGAGTCTCCCTTGAATGTCTATGCCTCATTAGAGGATCACAAGTTCCTGCACTACTACAGATTTCTAGCTTACCGACGACCTCAGGATTACATAGCCTGGATGTACAGGATCAATGCTACCCTCGCTGCTTCAGAAGCTGGAAAAATAGGGGGAAAAACTTCCTTTGAGAGAGGTTCGGGTTGGTTCTCTCAAGATCCTGTAGAGAAAGGGAGAAAAGGAGGCATTACTACCGGAAAGTTCTGCAACGAGCACAAACAATCCGAAGAGTATAGAACCTTGGTGGGAAGTAGGTTTGAGTGGTCATTTCAAGGAGTTCCCGTAATGTGCACCTTTAACTGCACAAACGGTAGGCAAATTTTCGAAGAGATTACAAAGTACTCAGATTACCAAATCCCCTACTCCAAGGGTGCGGTTTGTTCAGTGAATCGAGCCCTGAAAGTAGGTTGTTCAATGAAAGGCATGAGGCCCCGACTAATAGATATGGAAATCAGCAGCGAAGCCTTTGGTACACCAGAGGAACGTTCAGAGACTACCTGAGAAACTACAGTGTTTCTTAATAACAGGCAAGAGCGTCCTGCCCCTTACCCTGTATACAGGATTAGGGTGATGAGATAGTCCACTCCCTTACGAAAGTTTGGGGTTTAGTGTTCAGGCAGAACATAACATCCTGATGCACCCCTTCCACCAAATTGCGGTGGCTGGTGTGTTCGGTGGTTCCCTTTTCTCAGCTATGCACGGTTCGTTAGTTACTAGCAGCCTTGTTCGCGAGACGACTGAGACTGAATCTCAGAACTACGGCTACAAGTTTGGTCAAGAGGAAGAGACGTACAATATTGTTGCTGCACACGGCTATTTCGGAAGACTTATCTTCCAATATGCCAGCTTCAACAACTCTCGTTCGCTCCACTTCTTCCTTGCCGCTTGGCCAGTAGTTGGAATCTGGTTCGCTGCCATGGGTGTAAGCACAATGGCGTTTAACCTTAACGGCTTAAATTTTAACTCCAGTGTTATGGATGCGCAAGGAAGAGTTATTCCCACTTGGGCAGATATCTTAAACCGGGCTAATTTAGGGATCGAAGTTGTTCACGAAAGAAATGCGCATTTTAAGTGGTGCCCCCTGTAAGTGATTGCAGGGTGATAATCGGGTGAACTCAGGGAAACTCCGCCAACAAAGGACAATCCTGAGCCAAGCCGCTGACGCTTCAGCGGAAGGTGCAACGACTAGGTGGTGCAGACAGCGGTCTGCGTAATACACCATAAGCGCCCGACAACTTGTTTTCAAGTTGATGATATAGTCTGGCCCTCACGAATGGTAAATGTGAGGGAAAGGGGTCGAACTTTCCCCTTGACTTGGCCGCTGCAACCGCCACTCCAGTGGCATTAACAGCACCAACAATCGGCTAATACCCGTTTACTTTTAGGTCCTCTGCACTATAATAAGTGTGGAGGATTTTTCCATGGGAAGCTCTTGGAATAAGGGGAGATTGGCTTATACCCCTTTAGGGCCGTATGTTGCCAAAAGGTATGAAGAGGGTATGAGTTATTCTCTTATAGCAAAAGAAGTCGGTATACATAAAGGATGTGTGCAAAACTTGTGCAGATGCTTAGGCGTAAAGCCCAGAAAAAATCATACTACAAATACTCCCGAGGTGTGGGAGAAAAGACTGTCTGAGTTCGTGCTGAGGACCAGTGTCACTGTGGTTGGAAGACCAGAAAGATTAACTAAAAAGTCTCGCATACTGACAGAATGTGAGCATAGTGTGTCTGAGAGATCGTGTCAAATACTAGAGGGATTGCAATATTGTTGTAGGTCATCGTCAAAGTCGGGAGACAAAAACCCTGGCGAAGGTTGGGGAGTTAGGTCCCATTATAGATGCCTACCAGGAACCCTCTACCTAGTCCGCTACCTAGACGAATCCGGCACTCACTTCAAAATAGGCATTACTAAGCGCACCTTAAAAGAAAGGTTGGGAGATAACCTAATATCAATAATCCACCTCCACACCGCCACCCTCGGAGAATGCTTCGACCTAGAACAATCCCTCCTTCGCTGGGCCAAGCAGCATGGCCACCGCTACTCCTCGCCAACTACAACCGAACTAATCCACCCTGCGGGCATAGACCACATTCTGTCCGAGCTTAATAAATGCCCCCGGCATGTAGGGTAAAACACAGGTAACAGTAAAAGCCCAATGATAGGTAGTTTCAACGAAAAAGCAACGACTCTGATAGAACTACTCAAGAAGGCCGACAAGAACTATTTGAAATCCCTAAACGAAAAAGCCTTTGAGCCTGACTCTAAGATAGCCCACAATATAGAAGATGTCGTAGAAGTTCACCCCGCAATGGGCAGAAATAAGTCCTCAGAAAAAGACTTCCAAAAGGTAAGATTCGGTAGAGAGTGGCCCCAGGAGAAGTGGTACCAGCATAAAGGCATCCCAAAGTGGCACCCGGTAGAGGAGAACACTCCCGGAGTCCAGAAACCTAAACTTTCGGATGTTAAAAAGTTCTTCCCTGAAGCTTGAATTTCCCGGATACAACAGCGAAGTGTTACGAAACGACATTTTTAAGAATGGTGGGGGGTAAGTTATAACATATACGAAATTCCAAAATGTACGCCATTCTCAACTGGACATTCACTCCCGGACCTGCCGGTGAGGGAACCATCCTTGTACCGGGAACTTTCACACCCCAAGAATTTGCCCAGATTATAGATCTGGACCAAGAAAATCAAGTTATATTTGACTCTCAAACTGAAGCTACAATGAGTGTAGAGCCCTCGGGACTCAATACTCTCCTAACCCTTAACCAAGCCACCTCTGCTTGTGGTCCCGACGACCGCCTCCAAATCTTGATGTACAATAGGTACTCTGGGGGTGGCACTGGTCCTCACACTGATGTAGACGTTACAAACTGGCCCATCTCTCAGAATATCAATGG